GATACACTAAAGTCTCCTGCTGCAGCAACGGGCTGTAACCCATTGGAACCAATAGCCTTTGGTATAATAGACCCCGGAACTAAGGATATAGTATCAGGATTAATTACGCCATCATCATCCATTTGATACACGCCAGATATAGCCATCTGTGCATTTTCTAGGATCAACTCAATAGTTAGGTTGGTTGTCTTAATAGCAGACAGCGCATTGATAAGAGGGCCACGACCATAGACTTCGCCAGCGCACTTAGACCAACGAAAACAAATAAACGGATTAGCGCCATTGCCTTTAAGCTCACGTTTATAAATTACGCTTTCAGTAGTCATGCAGTAAGCGTAACTCATATACACTTCTTGGTTTTTCTGTGAGTAATCACGGCAAACCAACTCAAGTACAGTCGTTGTATCCTTGCCGCCATTGCCCATGCGGTTTTGTATCTGCTCATTCATTTCAGCGTCAGGATATAAAACCTGCAACTGATTATATCTAATGCCCTTACGCTCACGGTAGATGTGATCTATCCGATCATCAGGGCCAGTATCTAATACAACGTGAGGCAGGGGAATAGCAGAGAAGCGTATTGGATTAATTGCATCGCCTTCTTCTGCAACAAGAATGCCAGTGCCTACAGCTAAATCCATAAAGGACTCATGTACCTCTTGGCTAAAATTAGAGTTCTGCAAAACCTCAAATACATAGTCAGTGACTTCATCAAGGTCATTATTAACAGCATCACGCTGTTCTTTAGGAACCTCGGAGCCAGCGGTTAGATCAGCCCAACGCGCAAAGTTAGGAACAATGCCTGACTGCAATCGGGACGCAAACTCTTGCACACCAACAACGGCAGTCTCGTCAAATATTTTATCGTCGCGTCTTTGCCCTACGCTCTCATAATAAAATGACTCACGCTGAGGAAGGGAATACTCATAGCATTCTTCAAACAAAGGTATAAAGTTTTCACGCTTGGCTTTTGCCTTAGCGTAATGCTCGTAGTAACCTTTAGCTATTGGATCATCTATCATAATTGAAACCTGTTATAAAACCCAGCGCCACCACCAGACTTAGATCGCAGCAAAGAACGGCGACCACGCGATCCGCTTCTAAATCTTTTAGCTGTAGTTTGCTGTATAGTATCTTCTGTAGCCTTACGCTTTTCTTCTGCCAACTCTTCGTTAGCCTGATCGGATAAGTCTTGCAGGTCTTCTGCAGATTTATCTACCATAGGCGCACCGCCTTTTCTTAGCTTCCCGCCAAAAATATTAGTGTTAATACCAATAGGCTTAAGTAATTTATTTTGAACCTGCTCTAACTTTCTAAGCGGTCTACTTATGAATTTGCACATAGCAATCTCCTTTGTTGGTTAGCGATAAGCACAACGCAGAACAATCAGCAACGCACAATTACATACGCGCCCATAGTCCCTGTCTGCGCTTGGGACTACTACGCTTGGCAAATACATCAAAGTCCCTCTTGGCAACAGATGGCCTAGCCGCTTTTTGATTATTCATCAAGGCCCGACCTTCGCCAGCGCCCAACAGCATATACTGCAGCGCATCATGAATGTGACTAAACATATTCTTGTCAGGCTTATCTGCGTATCTCTCGCCAGATACTTCCATGCGGCGATACTGGTATCCACCCTCAAAGCCCTTGATAAGCTGAGAACAACGGCGATCTACTAGAAAAGCGGGTTTGCCTTCTGTCATTTTGTTAAGCTGCGAAGATACCGACTCAAGGCGCAAATCCACGGAATTAGACGGGGCGGGGAATGCTCTAAGGCCAGCACCTCTAAGTATGTGGAACGGGGTAGATTCGTCGGTCTGCGCCCGAAAGTCACCCGCAGGATCACCATAAATAATAACCTCAGAACACTGAGAAAATCTAGTAGCAATCTGCTCACGTAGAACTTCCGCAAACCTAACAATACCCATGTCAAACGCAACGACTTCATCCTGTACTAACCACCTACCTCTAACCTTTTGACCCATAGTAGCCGCAGGAGTTAGACCAAAATCCAAACCAATATACAAAGGATAACCAGCAGCAACAGGGATTTCCTCTTTAGCAACGTGTGTGTCAGTAACAAACATAGGATAGATTGGCTTTCCGTCCTGTATAGAACCCAAGCGATTCATAACATAAACATCTATCCAGCTTTTAGTCTTACCTTGAATAAGATTAGGATAATAAGACCCCATCATGTTCTTAGTATTCTCTGCGCTCTTACTAGGCTTGTAGGCATCTACTTCGTTCTCGTCGTTCTTAACCTCAATCATACCAGCGGGTTGCGTAAAGAATGACCAGTTGTCAGGCTTAACCAACATCTTAGCTTGCTCTCGCGGTATGTGATCTGGAATTGGAACCTCACCAGACATGATCGGCCACCAGTGATCTTCCTCTGGTGCATTGGTATCGGCAATAACTCCTGTCCAAGACGGCCCTCCCTCACGCATAGAAGGAAAACGACCAACGCGCATAGTACACGCATCCATAATAGACTTGGGTATTTCCCTAGCTTCATTAACCCAAATGCCAGTAAGCTCTAATGACAATAACTTCTTAACGTCTTCGGGCCTATCAAGAGCTAAGAACAAAACCTCAAGATCAATGTCACCCTTTTTAATGTGGTGAGTATACGGAACCGACCAAGTAAACTTACCCCAATCAGATTCTGGAAACCAATCAAGCCAAGTCTTAATCGTAGTTGTTCTAAGCTGTGGATTGGTATTACGAATGATTGCCCATCGGCTTCTGCGTATGCCCTTGCTATTCTTTTCCTGACCAAGCGCCCTGCGGAATACCTCAATGCAGCAACCAACAGACTTGCCAGAACCTACAGGGCCGCGAATGCCACGAAAGAATGTATTGTCTTTCATAAACGCCTTAAGCGTTTCTCCGTCTGGTTTGTATTTAAAATCAACCACAGTACTGTCTACCGAACCTCAACATTCTATCAACAGTCTCAGGGGCCATGCCGTCAATCATCTTATCGCATTCCCTGTCAGTGGCAAAGTCTAGTGGCACATACGTTAGATGAACCTTTCTAACTATCTGCCTAAGTACTTCTAGCTCTGCTAGGGAAAGGGTAGATATAAAACTCATGTACGATACTGCCTTACTTTTTTAGCAATAGCTTTCGGTTGAGCCACAAACTGCTTACCCTTAGCCTTGCCCTTTCGTTTAGCTGCGGTTGTAGCTGCATATTCAGAATCACTAAGAGCAGCAATAGCTTTACTAGGTAAGTACCGTTCGCCAGTGTCACTAGATCGCTTGCCCGACTTGGTGCGCCACTTCTGCTTGCCCCAGTTTAATAATGATCTCTGAGGCTTCTTCATGTGTAACCGCCACCCGCAGCTTTATAACGCTTGGCTAACAACTGAGCCTTACGCGCCGACCACTTGCCAGCAGCAGTACCTTGAACATTTGCAGCCTTAATGCGCTTGAATAAAGACTTCCGCATTGTAGGCTTGGTGTAGTTACCAGCAGCATTAACAGCCATTACTTCTCTAAAACCTCCGACAAGGGACGACCAATCTTAGGCTGAGTCTCATGGTATAGTTTTCGTATAAGCAAATTCTGCTCATGCGGATCGCTAGTATCCACTATTGTTTGAGCCATCTGCTTTCTGCGCCATACATTAAGTGCTTCACTCATTTCTTCTTGCTGCCTTTTGGCTTTGGCTTCTGCTTGGGAGGACGTCCAACTTTAGTTCCGTAAGTTCCTTTACCACTAGGCATTTGCTTTATTCCTTTTGCTAATAGCCCTAGCCTTCGCTCTTGCGTCAGCTTTGGACGATGCGCCCCACACTCTTAGGCTAAGAAGAAGGCGAGTTGGCTTTCCTTTTTCGTCCCTTTCGGGGCCTTTCATGTTTCCCATCCGTGCTAGGAAGCTGGCCCTTCTTGGATTGTCTCCGCTTTTTACTGGAGGCTTCATCCCCGTTCCCGCCCGACCCCTTGCGTTCAAGCCCCCCGCTGGGTTCTTGCCTTCCTTTCGTGTCCACGCTGGTGTTGTTGACATAATGAATCCTTAATACCGATGCTAATACGCCAGCCCTCATTACCGAGGCTTGCCACGACGAAACAGCTTGTTGTCTAACTCAAGCAAGGTCTTGTTCATACGCTTGTAATCTTTGCCACTAAGAACCTGATCCTGCCGCATGTCCTTCAACCTATTAATAATACGAGCCGCGTTCTTCTTAAAAAAACCAAGACCCTTAGTAGGTATCGCAGGAGTAAACGCACCACTAGCATCTTCCATAGAACGAATGCGAGCTTCTAAAGACTCAGCACGCTTTAACAAACTCTTTGTAGACTCTTGTGGCAAATCAATCTCCTGTTCAACAAAACCCCTAGAGCAAAATAATATTTTTGCAAAGGTACTTTTTTTAGGAATAATGTGAGTGAGGGACTACTAGCTAACAGTGAGTCACGGTTTTTGAACCCCCTACCCACTAACTCAGATCAAT